ATTAAAGACTATGTTGTTAAGTCGTTTATTAAGGACGAAACATATCCGGAATTTAAGCATGCTAGAGGAATAAATTCGAGATCAGACATGTTCAAATGTTTGGTCGGACCAATATTCCGTCTGATTGAGGAGGTCGTATATCAACTGCCCGAATTTATAAAGAAAGTTCCAGTTGCAGACAGACCCAAGTACATTTCTGGACTGTTGTCTTTTGAAGGTGCGAAGTACTTCGAAGGCGACTTTAAGGCGTTTGAATCGCATTTTACACGACAGATGATGGAGGCCTGTGAGTTCTTGTTGTTTGAACACATGGTCAAGAATCTTCCTGAAGGTGAGATGTGGATGAAGCTTGTTCGAGATGTAATTGGTGGATCAAACCATTGTTTGTACAAATATTTTACAGTCGACGTTGATGCAACCAGAATGTCCGGTGAAATGGACACATCCCTTGCCAATGGCTTTGCCAATCTGATGTTGCTCAACTTTTTGTTCTATAAGAAAGGCATAACTGATGTGAGGACCATCGTTGAGGGCGATGATTCTCTCAGTTCTTTTGCCGGCGAGCCGCCCACAGAAAAAGATTTTCAAGACATTGGATTCTCTATTAAATGTAATGTAAGAGAGAATATCAATGAAGCCAGTTTCTGTGGTATCATCTTTCACCCAACTGACATGATCAATGTTACCGATCCGCTCGATGTTCTAGCCAACTTCGGATGGGCCGGCCGTAATTATGTCAATGCGCGACGTAGTAGATTACTTTGCCTTCTCCGTTGCAAGTCTCTTTCGTATGCTCACCAGTATCCAGGTTCTCCAATTATACAAAGTCTCGCTCATTATGGCTTGCGAGTTACTTCTGGGATTGATGTGAGACATTTCATCGAGAATGAACGTTCCCTCTCACAGTGGGAACGTGAGGAGCTCCGTGCCGCTACTGCTTCTAAACCACCACCACGCAGGATTGTCCCTATGAATACGAGGTTGCTTGTTGAGAAGCTGTACGGTCTCTCTGTCCTCGAACAAACCAACATTGAAGCTTATCTTGACTCTCTGACTCAGTTACAACCTTTGTCAGGACCGATCGCTGGACTTAGCTACCACCCGGACTTGTGTCGATACGCGGACACATACGTCGTGGACCTTCTCCTAGATCAGTTGTCTGACCCTCCAGTGTTGTCGTGGCCGCGCGACAAACGTTGTCAGTTCGAATTCGAACCCGTTGTCGATTGGACACGTTTTCAATAAATACAAATAAAATAATGAAAATTAAATATTTATCAATGTACCGTCATCAAAACGGAGTCATGCCGGACTGCTAGACCGGTGGCGGACTTAAAACGCCCGGTGAAACCGTAATCTTCATGACATGGGAGTCGTTAAATCCTCGTATCATTCGGCGCTTCGAATGGGTCTTACACCCGATCTTCCTG